CCCGCCGACCGTTCTCGGTGATCTGGTGATGGCGAAGTCCGTGATCGTCGACGAGCGCGGACGGCCGCTGTCGGCGTACGCGCACGAGGGCGCGGACCTCGCCGGCCGCGAGCTCGGGACCTGGCACCCTGGCAGCTTCTCGGCAGACGGGGAGCTCCTGCCCGAGCTTGAGTCGCTGCGCGATCGCACGCGCGACCTCATTCGCAACAACGGCGTCGCCTCCGGGGCGGTGCAGACGCACGTCGACAACGTGATCGGCTCGGGGCTGCTGCTGAACGCGAAGCCCGATCGCCGGGCGCTGGGCCTCAAGGGCGAGGACCGCGCCGAGGAGATGGACGAGCTCGAAGACGAGATCGAGGCGAAGTTCGATGCCTGGTCGGAGGACGTGGGCTGCTATGCCGACGCCTCGCGCAAGTCGCGGTTCTCGGGGCTGCTCGCGCAGGCCTACCGCTCGTACCTGATGTCGTTCGAGATCCTGGCCACAGGCGAGTGGCTGCCGCGGCGCGGCTCGATGTACTCAACCGCCATCCAGATGATCGACCCGGCGCGGCTGTCGAACCCGCCGGGCAAGCAGGACGACGATGTGTTTCGCGGAGGCGTGGAGCGCGGGCCGATGGGCGAGCCCATCGCCTACCACATTGCCTCGCACGTCGAGAGCGACTTCATCAACATCCGCACGGGCATGAGGACCTGGAAGAGGGTCGAGCGGGAAACCCCGTGGGGCCGGCAGATGGTGATCCACGTCTTCGACAACGATCAGCCCGGGCAGAGCCGCGGCAAGAACGGGATCACCGCGGTGCTGCTCAAGCACAAGATGGTGGACAAGTTCGCCAAGGTCTCGCTCGAAGCCGCGGCGTTCAATGCCATGTACGCGGCGTACATCCAGTCGAGCCTCGACTGGCCGAGCGTGGCGGGCGCGATGGGCGCCTCGACGAACGCGGAGAACGACCCGACGCTGAAGTACCTGCAGAACCGGGTGGACTTCCACCAGGCGGGATCGGTGCGGTTCAACGGCCTGAAGATCCCGCACCTCTTCCCGGGTGAGGAGCTGAAGCACCTCACGCCGCAGCACCCGACGCCGGCGTTCAACGCCTTCGAGGAGGCGGCGCTGCGCTACCTGGCCGCCGGCTGGAATCTCACCTACGAGCAGCTTTCGCGCGACTACTCGAAGACGAACTACTCCTCGGCGCGCGCGGCGCTGCTCGAGGCCTGGCGGTTCTTCAGCGGCAAGCAGTACCTGATCGGCGGGTGGTTCGCCACGCAGATCTACGCGCTGTGGCTCGAGGAGGCGCTCGATAGGGGCGAGATCCGGCTGCCGGCGCACCTGCCAGACTTCTACGCGGCGAAGACCGCATGGTGCAGCTGCGAGTGGATCGGGCCCGGGCGCGGGCACATCGACCCGCTCAAAGAGGCGAACGCGAACAAGGTGCGCTACCAGATGAACCTCGAGACCCTCGAATCCCTGGCGGCGCAAGACGGCCGGCGTTGGCGGGAGATCATCGACCAGCGCTCGCAGGAGGCGCGCTACGCCGCGCGCCGTGGGGTGGACATCTCGCAGGTGGGCGGGCCCACGCCCGTCGCGCAGCCGGCCGACGGCCCGGAACCGCGCGGCGGCGAGCGCCAACCACAGCCAGCCTAGGAGGCCCGCATGGCCAAGGAAAAGAGCGCGCAGCGCGCGCCCACGCTGCGCTATCCGCACATCGCGAGCCGGGTATTCGACACCCCGCTCCTGATCGAGCACTCGAAGCTCGTGGCGATCCTGCATGTGCTGGGGCCGCGGCTTGGGTTCGACGCTCCGGTGATCGATGTCGATGCGCCCTGCACGGCTGACCTGGCGAAGACCGCCGGTGACCCGTGGCGGCCGCTAGACATGCTGGTCAAGGCCTCGCGCCTCGAGCGGCGCGACGAAGGCCACTACGTGGCTGACGGTGTGGCGGTCATCCCGATCGTGGGCACGCTCGTGCAGCGCGCCGACTGGATGGACGCCATGTCCGGGATGGTCGGCTACGGGCAGATCGAGCGGATGTTCGTCTCCGCGCTGGACGACCCGCAGGTAAAGGAGATCTTGCTCGAGATCGACTCGCCGGGCGGCGAAGTGGCCGGCGCCTTCGACATGGCCGACCGGATGTACGAGGCGCGCGGCCAGAAGCCGATGACGGCGATCGCCACCGAACTCGCGGCGAGCGCCGCCTACCTGATCGCCTCGGCCGCCGACGAGATCGTGGTGCCCCGCACCGGCACGGTCGGCTCGATCGGTGTGGTGGCCACGCACGTCGATTACTCGAAGGCCCTGGACAAGCGCGGCATCGCCGTGACGTTCGTCTACGCGGGCGAGAAGAAGGTGGACGGCAACCCCTTCGAGCCGCTGCCCGCTGCGGTGCGGGCGGAATGGCAGGCGGAGATCGAAGAGGTGTACGGGATTTTCGTCTCGACGGTCGCGCGCAACCGCGGCCTCGAGGAGGACTGGGTCCGCAAGACCGAGGCCGGAATGTTCATGGGCCGCAAGGCCGTCGATGTCGGTCTCGCGAACCGGGTGAACTCGTTCGACAACGAACTCGATGTACTGGTGCGCCGCCGCAGTGTGGGCGGTGCGTTTTTTCAATCTGAGAGAAAGGACCGTGCAATGAAGACGGAAATGGAAAAGCGCGCCGAGGCGGAAGCGGAAGCCAAACTGCGCGCGGAGGCCGAAGCGAAAGCCAAGGTCGAGCAGGAAGCCAAGGCCAAGGCGGACGCAGAAGTCAAGGCCAAGGCCGACGCGGAAGCCAAGGCCAAGACGGACGCCGAGGTGAAGGCGAAGGCCGGCGCCACGACCGACCGCGAGCGCGTGAAGTCGATCATCGGCTGTGAGGAGGCGAAGGGCCGGGAGTCGATGGCCCAGCACCTCGCGCTCGAAACCGACCTTACGCTGGAGCAGGCGAAGGGCGTGCTCGCCAAGAGCCCGAAGGTCTCCAAGATCGACGAGGCGATGCAGCACTTCAGCCCCGGGGTGAGCGCCGAAGAGGTCAGCGACCCCAAAACCGCCACGATCGAGAGCCCGGCTGCGATGTTCGATCGCCGGGCGCAGATCTTCCAGGCCGCACGCGCGAAGTAGCGCGGGCAACCTGATTCTCAGCAAAGGAGAAAGCAGACATGGTCACCAAGACCGAGCAGCTCCCTCACGACGAGGGTTTCATCATCAGCGAGGCGCCCGGCACGCTCTCGCGTGAGCAAGTGACGGTCCTTGCCGGGGCCGCGGTGCTGCATCCGGGCACCGTGATGGGCGAGCGCGCCGACGGCAAGTGGGCGCAACTGGATCCGGCGGCGACCGAAGGCAACGAGGCCGCCAAGGGCATCCTGTGCTCGCAGGTGGACCCCACGGACGGCGACGGCGGTGTCGGCTCGGACGTGAAGGGCGTGGTAGTCGAGCGCCTGGCCGAGGTTCGCGACGACGACCTGATCTGGCCGTCCGGCATCAGCACGGCCAACCAGGACACGGCCGAGGCTGAGCTGCTCGCGCGGGACATCAAGATCCGCTCGGTCGCCACCCGGGTCACCACGCAGTCGACCTAAGCGGTCGGCCACTCAAGGAAAGGAGAAAGCAGACATGATCGACATCTTCAAGTCCGACGCCTTCGGCCTGCTCCGGCTGACGGACGCTGTGAACAAGCGTCCGTTCATCCCGGGGCGCCTGGGCGCGATGGGCCTGTTCCGCGAAAGCGGGATGGACACCCTCGCCGCGGCGATCGAGGAGAAAGAGGGCAAGCTCTACCTCGTCCCGGCGAAGGAGCGCGGCGCCGACGCCGTGCAGAACCAGAAGGAGGGGCGCAAGCTGCGCATGCTCAGGGCCACGCACCTGCCCGTACAGGACAGGCTCGAGGCCGACGAGATCCAGGGCGTGCGCGCCTTCGGTTCGACCAACCAGCTCGAAAGCATCCAGGCGAAGGTGAACGAGCGGCTGAGCACGATGGTGCAGTCCATCGAGGCGACGCTCGAGCACATGCGCATCGGCGCGGTAAAGGGCATCGTCCTGGACGCCGACGGGACGACCGAG